CTACACACTCATGTGGCTAGACAGAAAAGTCATGCCTGACTTCGTTTCTGAATCCTGCGATGGTGAAGTTTTAAGAGGAATGGAAATTCCCAAGAAGAATATCACTATAGACAGAGTAAAGATTCTAGAAGGAACAGATTGGGCGGCAGAACCGTCCGTTCCAAAGTCCTTTGATCCCTTTGCTAACTTTTAACCATGGATCTATTCGACGTCATTAAAACCATCTTCAAGAAGGGAAAAGCCTGGGAGGAAGTTGGAAAGAACGATAAGGTGAAGAACTTCTTCATGATCAATCGCATCATGTCTATCCAGTTTCCCATCCAGGCAAACCAGTTCAACCACACCAAGGTTAGTCCACGTCCAGTGATCGACTGGTGGCACGACACAATGTCCAACTACTATTCTAAAACTCCCCCCTGGATCTTCACCAAGACTAAGAAGAAAGAGGGAAAGGACGAGAAGAAAGTTGATTTTTCGGACTATGAGGAGACCGAGAAGTTTATCATGAAGAGATTTGAAGTTTCCAAAAGAGAGCTATCGGAATTGAAGAAATTCTACCCACAAAAATATGAATCTTGGCTTAAAGAGTTAGATAGTCAAATTAAATCAATCAACAAAGAATAAAGTAAAATATATAAGGTATGAAGGCGGAGCATTCGAAATTAATGGACAAGGTTGTACAGAACCTAGACTGGGACTCAATCTTGGCAGTACATAAGGTTTTTAAGATGGGAGTAGGAGAGGGAAACGAGATTATCCCTGGTCTGAAGAGGAAACCCTATTCAGAATCTCTGAGCAAGACGGATCTCAAGAACGAGCTTAAGACCTTAATTAAGCACGCAATAGAAAATCACGTTCCTCAGATTTCTTATGGGCACTGGATCATCTATTGGGTCAGCGACGAGTGGGATGTTGATTTCAACGAGGAGATCGACGAGGAAGAATTGGACGACGAGGAATTTGATTTTGTGATGGAACCTCAGCTGGAGGTAATCTATTCCCCACAGAGAATAAATCTCAGAGGTGAGTTTAGCGCCCCCGAAGGAGACAAGAAAGAGTATGTGAATCTAGAGGACATGCTAGAGAAGGCGATCAAGAATGAGGAGTATGAACTTGCAACTAAGATCAGAGATTTGATCAAGAATCAAAATAAAGAAAAAAAATTAGATAAATAGTCTAAACAATTTCTAACTTTGAAGCACATTATCCCAATTAACGAGTTTTTTCAGGACGCTGGAGTCTTTGGCGACACCTACGGGTACGGAGGAGCAAATGGGGTATTTAAGGTTACCTATAAGCCCTACAAGGACTTATCGGTTTCTGTTGGACCCGATCCAGATGTTCCTAGACACATCAAAGGATCTCAGTTTCAAGTTGGAGACTATGTAATCGCAAGACCTATCGATTCCAAGAAGAAGATTGCCGGTATGGTGATCAAGAACGTTCTTGGAACAGACGGAAAGACCTACAAGTATTTTGTTCAGATCAAGACTAAGAACAAAAAAGAGGAAGAAGTCGTTGAGGTTGCACCTAGCACAATTAAATTCCTGGACATGGGAGACAGGGGACACCAGCAGATTGCTGCCCAGTACAACATGAGTCAACTTCCAGGGGATGTCTACAATTCTCCGGACGTTTACGACAACAACGTCGGTGGAGAACAGGCGGACGGATCTTAATCCTTTTTGAAACCCTTTCTTTCGGTCCTTCTATAAAGCTTATATGCTTTTAAACCGTACAGCCCATAGGATAGGATACCTCGGTTCTAGAAAGTCTTGGAACGATAAAAAAATAGAGTCTCTGAATCAATTCTTAGATTTCATCATCTTTCACATTAACTTCAACACACATAATGGAATCCAAGCATTCTGCGTCGACGCGATCGACCTAAACCTGGATCAGATGGATTTTTCCGGGATAGAAGAAGATTCTCTAGAACAGGAGAAGATCGATGTCATTTCAAATTTTCTCTCTTTTAATAAATCCCGTCTTTTCTTTTTCGTTGGAAAGACTCATTTTCTGGGAAGCCAGATTACTGAAGTCGTCGAAGAGACTAAGACCAACCTCGGAAAGCTAGCAGATTTTCTGGAGCTTGTTGGGATTCAAGATCCCTGCATCCTAGTAAGAGTTGGAAGCGCATATGGAAATAGAAGAGAAACTCTGAGTAGATTCTGCAAAGAGGTCAATTCCCTCCCCGCTAGAATTTCCTCCAGACTGGCAGTCGTGAATGACGAGAAGCCAAGCCTCTTTTCTGTTACCGATCTTCTCTCTGGGGTCTTCTATTCCGCCAAGATTCCCATCTGCTTTAGATTTCTACCCCACCAGTTCAACGACGGTGGACTCACCACCAGAGAGGCTCTCTTCTTGAGTTCTTCTACCTGGAAAGAGGGAACAAAGCCCGTCTTCATCTACGGTGAACCTGAAACCACTGACGAATTCGGTGCACCATCTAGTCCAAGTACATCTGCTAGCCTAAGCTTTAGAATCCCAACCTTTAATCTGGAGACGGATATTATTCTGGACTGCACGGAAAGAGACGAGGCCTGTCTAAAGTACATGAGAGAAAATAAAGCTCTAAAACCCATAGTTATCAACAAAATCACAGACTAAGACCGTATATTTGTTCAACTAAGAATATGCCAGAATTAGCTGAAGTAAGATTGACAGCCGACTACGTAAATAGAATGGTTGAGAAGAAGACCTTTTTTGAGGTTAGAAAAAATCCATCCCACAAGGGAAAGTTATTTGAACATCCAGATTCTTTTAGAATCTCTGCAGTTTCTAGAGGGAAAGAATTTAAACTTCTGCTGGAGCACTCAAGAGGAACCGAGCATCTGCTCATGACCATGGGGATGTCCGGATACTTTAAAGTGACCCCAACTGGAGAAGAAATTAAACACTCCCATCTCATGTTCGATGCGGAAGACGGAACTACTCTATCCTTCGTCGATGTTAGAAGATTTGGTAAATGGTCTTTTAATGATTGGAATAAAGACAGAGGTCCTGACCCGGTCAACGACAAGAAAGGGTTCATCGACTATGTTATGTCTAACATCAACAAACCGGCATTCAACAAGCCCCTTCACGAGGTGCTGATGAACCAGAAGTACTTTAACGGGATCGGAAATTATCTCAGAGCAGAAATCATCTACAAGCTAGTTGATGTAGACCCTTTCCAGCCGGCTAGAGATGCAATCCTGTCGGACAGAGGATCAGACCTACTGGAACTCTGTTCTAAGATACCTTATGAAGCCTATCTTTTGGGTGGCGGGAATTTATACACCTGGGAGACTCCACAGGGGATTGAGATTCACACCTCTTTGGGATCTTGGACCGATTGGATGCAGTGCTACGGAAACCCCTCAATGGAGAAGATTCTAGACAATATTGGAAGAAGATTTTGGTTCGACCCTAAATGGAAAAAATAATATGATTAAGAAAGAAGACTTAAAAAACATCGTCTACTTTGATGTAGAAACTGCAGGAGCATATCCCACCCACGAGGATCTTGTGCAGACAAATCCAAGACTTGCAAAGCTATGGGAGAAGAGGGCAAAGTATTTTAGAGGAACAAATCCAGAACTAGCAGAGATGACAGACTCTGAGATCTACTCTCAGAAGGCAGGGCTGGAAGCAGAGTTCGGCAGGGTTGTCTGCGTTTCTTTTGGAATATGGGATAATGGAGAACACAGAATGACGTCGTTCTACGGGGAAGACGAGAAGGAAATTTTAGAGAAGACCAATAAGGTGTTAGCCAATGCATCTGCTAAAGGGATGAAAATCTGCGGGCACAACATCAAGATCTTTGATGTTCCCTTCTTAGGAAAGAAGATGATCTTCAATGGAATGACCCCACCACCAAATCTCCAGCTCTGGGACAAGAAGCCTTGGGAAGTTCCAATCCTGGACACCTCCGAGTTCTTCTCGTTCGGAAGTTGGTCTCATAAATTCTTGGGTTTAGATCTGCTTGCTTGTTCTCTGGGAATAGATTCTCCTAAAGAAGACATCGACGGATCCCAGGTTCACGGAACTTTCTGGGTCGAAAAAGCCTACGATAGGATCAAAGAATACTGCGAGAGAGACGTCATTACAGTGATGGACGTTCTACAGAAAGTCTCCAGGTAATTTTACCTGAAATAAAGAAGGGATTATTTGGATATATAAAGTTCAAATAATCCTTTTTTGTGGAGTTAGTAAAAAAATTCAACGATTACTTTCTGCTAGAAAAGCAACTCAATGCTTTCTATCACGATGAGCTAAATCCTAAGTTTTGGACTAAGCATGTGTCTAAGGACGGATCTAAAGAAAAGTGGACGATCGATCCGATCATCAGGAAGAAGCTTCTAAAGATCGGAAACGAATTCTACGACAAATTTGGTGATGTAATAGGGAAGGCGCCAATAGTGGACATACAGCTGACCGGGTCCCTTGCAAACTACAACTATACAGATTTTTCTGATCTCGATCTACACGTTCTAGTAGACTTCAACAAGATCGACGCTCCCAATAAGGTTCTAAAGGCTGCGGTCGATGGAATCAGATTTGTTTGGAACACGAGGCACGACATCAAGATGAGAGGATATGACATCGAAGTTTATCTTCAGGACTCGAAAGAGCCTCACACTGCTTCTGGTTTATTCTCTTTGAAAGACAACAAATGGATTAGAACCCCCAAGTTCGATCCTCCGATGGTAGACGAAGACGATGTGGACAAAAAGGCGGACGGAATCAAGCAGGACATCAACAACTACGAGGCTAAACTCGTCACTGCTTCTGATCTACCCAAAGATTCTAGAAATCTGCACAAGAGGGCGAATGCTCTGAAGGAGAAGATCCATAAGATGAGAAAAGAGGGTTTACAAAAGGGTGGAGAGTTCGCAGTGGGCAATCTCGCCTTTAAGAAGCTCAGAAACGACGGATATATAGAAAAGTTGATTAACGTCATTTCTGAAGCATATGATAGAATCTACACAGAATAAAAGATACTAAATGATAGTCTTATTTAAAAAAGGAGAAACTTATAAAGCAGGCGGAGCTTTCCCCGTGGTGAGCATTCCAGTGGAAGCCCAAGGAGAGAAGAAAGACTTTAACGATTTCCAGTGGTGGGCACCGACCGACAAGTGGAACACCTGGCTGAAGGCTAACCCTAGAAGCTGGCAGGCTGAATCGGAAGAAACCGAAAAAGATTTCAAAAAGAGACTATACGAATCCCTGGTCGAAGAAGGCGAGATAGATTCTAAAGTTTTAGACTTTACCTCTTTTAACTCACTCCTAGAGGCAGATGCTGCTGGGTCGGGTTCTTCTGTGAGCGTTTCTTCTGCAGAACAGCCAACCGAGGAACAGAAGAAAAATTACACTAAATTTGTTTTTGCCTATAATAGACTAAAAGAAGGCGGAAAAATAAAAGATGAACTAAATGCAGCTTCTCTTAAAAAAGGAGAAGACTATGCGATCATCTGGGATCTACCGGGAAATACCGGTGCACCAGTAGTAGAAACTAGACAGGCCTACAGATCCAAAGTTGTTTCTGATCTTCCCAACGGGGTACTAGTGAAAATTGACGAGACCATTCCGTTCGGAAAATTCCAAGAGGAATCCGATGCAGGAAATATCCTCATGAAAATAGCAGGATTTGGAAGTCAAATCCTAGCCGGAGGACTTACCGCAGCTGCAGCTATTGGAGGTGGAATTTGGGCGACTAAATCCATTGCTTCTAGGCTTTCTGCAAGGAAGGCAATCAGCGGAGGAACTTCCTGGCTTTCTAGAATTATTGGAGGGGGAGCAGAAAAAGCAGTCGCATCAAATGCTTCGACCGCTGCAGTTGATGCAGCAGCAGCTACGGAACTAGAACTGGCAACCGGAGTAGGTGCGGAAGCACTAGGTGCAAGCGAGATTGCAGTAGGAGCAGCAGTTCCAGCAGCTGCAGAAGGCGGAGCGGGAGCAGCAACTATTGCAGCTGCAGAAAGCAACCCGGTAGGATGGATAGTCACAGCAGCTGTGATTGCCGCAGGAACAATCCAAAGACTTGTTAACTGGACATCAGATGCTCAAGCTCCTAGACTCGGTCAAATCGAGGACGAGGGATGGGCGAGAGATTCATTTATGCCTGGCACCATTCCGGACGGAGAAGCAATTACCATCTGCTGGACACAAGACGCAGGAAACAGTTGGTTTACTGATATTCTTTGGAACGAAGACACCAGAACAACCATGGATCTAATTAAACTTGGAAACTTCAAAGGCAGATCTATTTTCTTGTTGGTTCAAATAAACTCTAAAGAGTATGATGCAGTTCTAAAGTCTAAAGAAATGATACTTCTTTCTTTTGATGGGAATGCAAAGTTCGAGAGGGGATACTTCGACAACGACGATCTAGAATTTGAAATGATCGCAGTTGAGAAGGGGGAATCTAATAATTTCATCAGCACAATCTTCGAGGGCTACTGCACTTGGGACGAGATGGAAGGAGCATACAGAGGAGCAGATGATTCTTTCGTTGGGGTTCCCGAGAATGCACCAGATGAATATTCTTTCCACTACAAACTAGGAAAAGGAGACAGAGACATAAACGTCACAGGAACACTGATTAAAGATATTGGATCTTTGGATGTTATGAAAACAACATTTGTTGCCGGAAGCCCAACACCAAATGAATCTGCGTCAACTTTTAGGCTAGATATAGACTGGAAAAAAATCTCTGAATCCTCTGGGGTTCTTAGCTTTTCCGATTTCTCTAAACTTCCTTTAACTATGGTTCCAACCTTCGAGGCAGAAGGAGAAGAAGCATCAGCCGTAAAGACTGACCCAGAAAAGGAAAATAAATATTTAACTCAGACCGAAAAAATTGCAGCATACGAGGTTAAGACCATCGAATTTGCCGACAAGGCTTTAGAAGATCAACAACTTCCTGACCTAAAGACGTTTATAGTTCCTAACAATTATCTGGAAGCTACAGATAACGAGGAGATCGTGGTTCAACCAATCCAGGATGTAACCCTAAAGTACCCTAGAAGAGGAACTATCTCTGTAGAATCTGATGCTGCTCCAGAACCAGTTCCGGTTGGAGCAACTGGTGAGCCAGAAGTTGAAGGAGGAGTTCCGATCGAGGTTACTACAGACGAAGTGAAGATCAAATACAAAGACAATCCTGAGATTTTAAACAAGATTGGAATAGATGATTCCACCAAGATCAAGGATAAAGACAAAGATGACAAAATTAAGTTCTTAGACATGATCACTCCCGAAGAAAAGAAGGAAATTGGAATAGAAGATTGGGATTGGATTAAAAAGGTAAAAATTTACAAAGACGGAAAGACGGGAGAACCCTACCTAATTAAGTTTAAATCTGGAGGCTTAGATTCAGATAGGAGAAGAAAAATCACTGCTGAAGACTCAAATTTTGATACTGCTCTAAAGGTTGCAAACCGAATTCAAGCGGGTTTCACTCAGGTTGAGGACAAGGATTCTGAAGAAAAGTAATAAAACCTTATCAAATACGTTAAAAAATAATCAATTTTTTCTTAGGAAAGGTAGATATATAACAAACATAAAAATACAAAGTAGAAATGCCCGAAATTTCAACAATTAACGAAAACATGGTTTTCATTCTGGAAAAGCAGAATCAGATCCTCGAAGCTTCGAAGGAAATGTCTTCTGAAGGGAAAGAGTATATCCTAAAGGGTATTGCTGCTCAGTTCGGAAAAGAAAACAACAACAATCGTATCTACGAAGAAGGTGAATACCTTCCTCACCTAGACTACCTAAAGGACAAGATCAAACAAAAAAGACTTGTTGGTGAACTTGACCACCCAGAAAAATTCGATATTTCTCTTAACAACGTTTCTCACGTCGTTGAAGATCTGATGTACAATAAGGACGGAAGAATTCTAGAAATCAAAGTTAGATTACTAGATACCCCAGCAGGACAAATTGCAAAAAGACTTGTCGATGCGGGTGTTCCTCTTTCTATTTCTTCGAGAGCAGCAGGTAATGTTGGACCAGACAAGAAGGTTCAAATCAAGAAAATTTTCACGTATGACTTGGTAGCTGATCCTGGATTTCAGGATGCACAGCTTGAAAGAGTGTATGAAAGTGCTGGTTTTTCACACGACGAAGTTATATATAAGAGACAAAAAAGCGTCGTTCATAATCTAGAATGTGTAAATGAATCATTCGGATTAAAAAATGACGATTCTATGCGGATATATAATGTCAACGGAAACGAAGAATTTAAAAAAATAATCAACAAAGATAAAAATAAATCCACCATTATGGAGAGCAACAGAGAATTTGTAAGTGCTGAAGATCTTAACCAGTACACGATGTTCTTAAAGAAAGAAATGGAAGCTATGAAGGCTGAAATTTCTAGTTTAAGAGCAGAAAGAGTTGAAGAGGGACAAGCACTAAGCTTTAACAAGCCGATGCCTGCTATGGGCAATGGCTATAACAATGGTCCATCAGCTACAACAACTGACTCCATGGAAGACAGAGTTGGTAGACTAGAAAAATATTCTGACTATTTGGCAGAAACTCTTAACGGAGCAATCAAATACGGAGAATATCTAGCAGAAAATCTAGACAACAGCATCACTTACTCTAAGTATCTTGCTGAGAACTTGGACAAGAACATTTCTTACTCTAAGTATCTTGCAGAAAACGTAGACAAGTCTATCTCTTATTCTGAGTATGTTGCTGAGAATCTAGACAAGTCTGTAGAATACTCTAAGTACCTAGCAGAAAAAGTAGACGAGTCTATCCAGTATTCTGAATATGTTGCTGAAAAAGTGGACACTAATATTTCTTATTCTGAGTATCTTGCAGAGAACCTTGACAAAGGAATTTCTTATGCAGAATACCTAGCAGAAAAAGTAGATCAAGGTATCGGCTACAGCGAGTATATCGCAGAGAAACTAGATCAAGGTATCGGATACACCGAGTACTTGGCAGAGAACGTAAACAAAGGTATTGCTTACTCTGAGTATTTGGCTGAAAATTTAAACAAAGGAATTGCTTATTCTGACTACTTGGCAGAAAAAGTTAAAAACAATATCGCTTACTCTGAGTACATTGCAGAAAGCGTAAACTCTTCTCTAGGTGAAACCATCAACGAGAACGTAAGAGAACAAGCAGATCTTGCTTCAAACGCAGGTCTATTTGAGTCTGGATTCGCAGGGGATTACACAACAATCTCTAGCAAGATAGACGCATTAATAGAGTCAGTTCAAACCCAAAAAACTGAATCACTCACCAAAAAAGCAGCTGAAAAATTCCAGCTACCTGCTAACACCCAAAAGGCAGACCAGGTTCTAAACGAGAACTTGAACGAAGAAACAACCCCAAGAACAGGTTACAAATTTGTAGACGAAGCTCCTGAAGAGTATGCTCAGGTTTGGGAGTCTCTAACTGAAGGACACAGACAATCTTTGATTGCTCAGTCATCTTTCTACAACTTAGAAACCCCTTATCAGATCAAAAACTTCTGGTCAACCCGTCAGCTTGGAAAAAATCTTGGACTTCAAAAACTTGTAGAGAACGAAGCAATCGAAACTCCAACCGTAGCTACCAACTCACTAGGATATTCATCTGATTATCTTTCTAGAGTTGCTCAGTCTTTGGAAGGTAAATTTTAAACAAACCAAAAAAACAAAAATAAAAAAAAGTTATGAAACTTATTAACGAACAAGAAATCTTCGATACCTGGGCTCCTATCATCGAGTCTAAGACTGGTATCAACGATTCATCAAAAACTCAATGGCTTTCTAAGTACTGCCACTACCACTCATTGAACGAATCAGCTGGTGCTTACAACTCTCTAGCAGTTGTTAACGGTATGGGTTCAGTTCAGCCACCTTCTTTCCCAGCTTCTACGCAGGCTACTTCAACAGGCGGACTTTCTCCTAACCAAGGATTTTACAGCTCGACCTGGCAGGGTTCTGGTGACAAATTCCCTTCACTTCTTCCATTGGCAATTCAAGTTGCTGCGAAGACTGTTGGTTTTGACATCGTTCCAGTTATTCCTATGTCTGGTCCTTCAGGAGTTCTTTCTTACCTAGACTACGTTTACGCAGGTGGTAAAATTTCTCCTAATGCTAACCAAGTTGGATCTTCAGCTGCGGAAGCTTTGGCTGTTGCTCCTACCATGATTAAAGTTCCTGTAGGTGCTACAGCTACTAACTATTCATTTGTTGTAGGAACTACCTATTACATTTCTAACCCAACCTCTTCTGTAGGAACAATCACTGCAGCATTCGTTGGTCTATCTAGAATTGATGGTTTCCCAATCTTCAAAATCACTGCTATCACTGCAACTGACACTGTTGCTGACATCGTAACTAACGGATCTCTAATTGGAACTACCTTTGGTGGTCAAGAAGCAGGATTCATCAACGGAGTTGCTCAGCTAGTAAAAGCTCTTGAAGATCACATCCAAGGTTTCTCCGGAGCTGGTTTCTATGACAACCAAGCATTCCAAGGTCCTTATGTAGATGGTACTAAGACTTACAACCCAATGCTAAGAAGCGTAGCGGAAAGCACTTACTACAACTCAATGGGTCTAACAACCTTCACTAAGTTCGTAGAAGCTGACACTTTCCAAGTTGCTGCTTCTGTAACAACTGAGCAAATTCAGGATCTTAACAAGCAGTTCGGTATCGACGTAATTTCTATGATCGAGAACGCACTTGTTAACGAGGTTTCTCAGTCTATCAACAAGCACATCCTTTCAAGAGCATTCCAACTAGGATGGTCTAACTGTGTTAAGTTCAACCAAATCGAAGGTCAAAACCTTAACTTGAACCTAGTTCTTAACGGTGCTACTGGTTCTGCTAACGGTTTGTCTTACATGGACAAAACTGATACACTAGCTACTATGACTCTTCCTCCTGGTCCAGCTAACACTTCTTACGAGAACTTGTCAACCCTACAAAGAAGACTATTCTCTAGAGTTCTAGCAGCTGCTAACGTTGTAGCTAACAGAGGTAGAAGAGGGCCTGCTAACTTCATCGTAACTAACGCTAACCTAGCGTCTGCAATGCAAGATATCAGCCAATTCACTTTCGCTCCATTCTCTAACACACTTACTCAAAACAACGGAACCCTATATCCTGTAGGTTCATTGGCTGGTATGACTGTATATGTTGACCAGAACATGCAATACAACGATACTAGAATCTGTGTAGGTAGAAAAGGTGGTGATGACGAACCAGGTCTTAAGTTCATGCCTTACATGATGGCGGAGTCAATCCAAACCATTTCTGAAGGTACTATGTCTCCTAAGATCGCAGTTAAGAGCAGATACGCACTAGTAGAAGCAGGTTTCAACCCAGAAACTTTGTACTTCACTTTCTACGTACAAGTACCAGTAGGCGGATTGAACTAATCTTAATCTTTAAAGTACATTACGTTTATAAAAAACCTCTGGATTTATCCAGAGGTTTTTTTTGTTGACCCTCTAGTAGAAAAATAAAACCGGAGGATATATACATCATAAATAACTAAATTGTAGATATGACATTAATCCCAAACTTTCAAGAATTTGAGGAAACCAATCCACTGAATGGAAAAATTACTCCAGCTCTTGCTGAATCCCTTGCTGAATATTTTGCAGACCAGGAAGGAATTAGCGAGTCTAGCGCATTGGATTCTATTAAAAATACCCTTTCTAAGACTTTTCTTGGATCCCTTTCCTATATTAGCATGATTGATAAAGTCAGAGCTGAGGTTCTAAAGGCGGAGAAAGAAATGTTATCTAAAAGATATGCTTACGAGGATGAGATCGATTCTCTAAAGACCAATCTGAAGGAAATTTCCAAGACCAAAGATGCTTCTGCAAACATTGCTAAAGCAGAAAGAACTATCTCTAACAAGACTAATGAGTATCAGACCTACACTAAAATGGTGAAGGCCAGGATAGAAAAGGCTTTGAAAACACTCTCTGATGCAATTAAGGGCAACAAGAGAAGAATGGAATATTGGGAAGCTGGTAAAGCTGAGGACGAACTAGTTCTTTCCGAGTTTGAATATGCTCTTGCAAAACAGAGAGCTTCTGCTTCTCCTGAGGAGTTGAAGTCTATAGAGGCAGAAATCAAGAAGGCAAAAGAAGAGGTCCAAAAGTCTCAACAGGAGCTAAAGGATGAAGCTGAAAAGTCTAAGAAGAAAGAAGGATCTGAGAATATCGAAGGGGTTAAAACCCTAGATAAACCCTCTTCTGATTATAGACAGTCACTAAAGAACAAAAAGGGAAGAATGGAAGCTATTGCAGAAATTGAGCACCAGATCATCGATCTTAAGAAAGAATTGAAATCTGTTAGAAACAATTTTGATAAAAAGCAGATAGAGAGAAAGATCTCTAGTCTAACCGGAACTAAGAAGGACATCGAAAATTTAGATAAAAAATCATCGGGTGTGAAGATCCTTCCTACCCAGAGAGATTTTGAATCGATCAATAAAGTTGCTAGAGAACTTGAAAAAATGGATCTAGAGAAGGATAAATCTCATAAAAAAGTTGGATTTGATATCCCTACTTCTTCTGCAAAAAAAGCAGAAACTACGAGCAAGGTAAACAAGACCATTAATAAAAAAGAAAAATAAGTCTATGACCCTGAGATTTTCTGAATGGAATAAATCCAACCACATCGTCGATGAGTCTCTTGGAGATGACATCCAAAACTGGTTGGGAAAGACCTTCGGGGGAAAGACTAAAAAGATCGACGGAATCCTAGCTGATCTTGGATTTGCCGAGAGAGAATATGCCAAGGAATGGGAGAAGTCCCAGATGGACATAGGAAGTCTAAAGGGCCAGATTGAAACTGGAGAAATTTCGCCGGAAGAGGAGAAGGACTTCAGAAAGAAGATCAAAGAACACCAGTCTGATCTTGCTAGCTTACTGAGGAGAAAAACCCAGAAGATCAGAGATCTAAACGATCTAGCAATGAAGACTGTAGAGGGAAATTCTAGACTGCACAAGTATTGGGACCTCAAGAAGGCTGAAGCTGAGCTAGAAGTAGTTGAGAACCTATATAAAATTTCTAAAAATCTCCCAGATAAGAAGCTGGAAGACGATCTATACTCCCAGTATAAAAAGGCCTACGACAGGTTAAAGCAGAAGGAGAAAGGAGCAGAATCTGTTGCTAAAGAAGTCGAGAAAGACTCTGAAGAAACTCCAAAGGAGAAAGACGTAGACACTTCTAAAATAGGAAAAGTCATAGCAATGAGCCTTTCCGATTTCAGAGAGGAAGTTAAGAAATACTCTCCAGAGGGGCTTAAAACTCTTCAGCGTGCTCTAATAGATCAGAAAAATCTAGGTCTAAACGAGCTTAGATCTTTAAGAAGAGCTAAGGGAAAAGAACTGGATAGAGCTTCTTCCAAAGAAAAGACTGAAATTCTAGGCAGATTCAATCCTAAGATCTACGAGATCGGAGAAAAAATAGATAAGATTAGAGAAAAAATTAATCACATAGATGGCTAATACAATAATTAAATACGAGAATTTCCTTTTCGAAGCAGATGGAATAAACACTCAGATCCAGCAGACTAAGATTGAAATTTCTAGGGTTCACGACGAGATCCAGATTGCAAAGGACGAGAAGGTGAAGAAACCCAACGACGTCAACGCAGAGATAGACAGCATTAAAAAACAGGCTGCAGCATATGCTAAACTTACTCCACTTCTAAACACCCTTGCAAGCCAATTAACTCAGAAGTCTCAAGAAAAGGGATCTGAAAATATCTATTAAGTATATGACACAACACTATTTAAATACCAACCCAATCGCAAGGAGAATGTCCTTGGAGACCCTTAGAATATTTGAAAACGAGTCTGTCGATGAGTTGATGCAGAAGATGTCGATCTCTCTTTTTGACCTTTTTAAAAAGGTTGCTGTTGATTTTGCTCCTGCCAAGCAGAGAAAGATCTCTACGGTAAAGGAGAAGTTGAAGGACACAGCAAACTCGTCTAGTTTCAAGTCTTTAGTTGCAAAGATGAAAGACTATGCAAAAGAAGCAGACCTAGACTATTCCAACTTTGCAGACATCAAAGACATGTACATCGATGGAATGGAACAACTTGCAGATTCAATCAGGAGGGCTATTGAAATTGATCCGAAGCTAGAAGACAAGGTTATCAAGTACTTCCAAGCTAGAACTTCAAAATATGCACAGGCCCTAGAGCAGGCATATAAAGAAGAGAAGGAGGAGAATGAGGAACTCAACGAATCTTTCCATCTTGGACTAAGAGGAAGAGCTCAAGCCCTTAAAAATAGACTTAGAAAAGTTCTAATTCCAGAAGCTACCGGAAAGACCGCAGATAACGGATACGGAAGAAACTGGCAGAGAATTTTCAGCGAATTGGATCAAAAATTATCCTCTATCGATCACAGAAAAGAAATCTCTAACGACAAGGAAAAGAAAGCAATAAAGGATCTAGAAGCTCAGACTGATAAGTTAGCCAAAGAGTTCTACACCTATTGTGTCAGAGCAACTGAAGCTCCTTTTAAGAAAATCCTTTCCGACGATGAAATTTCTAATAAATTTTCAGACGTGAAAGACCTTGTTTCTGCTGCACTAGATGTTATCACCAGAGCTACTGTTGAAGAGTCTAATGTTGAAGACGAAATGAGAGAGAAGGCAGATGGACACGACAACAAGGTGACGTCTCTGGTTTTCCCAATTGTAATTGGAGACGATGATTCAAACAAGAAGTTCAAAGGATCACTAATCATTGCCAACATTCAGAAGGCCTTGATGAACTCTTTCCCGCCAATTAAAGACATGCTTGCAAAAAGAGGAGGGGCAGATGGTAAATTTACTCCTGCATTCTCGGTTGCAGTTAAATCTCTACAGGGGGTTTTAGGAAATAAAAACGTCAGCGGTGAGCTAGATAGAGCACTGTTAGACATAATTTTAGACGCTGATAAAATTTCTAAGACTGACAAGGAAGCAATTGCAGACAGTCTGGATATTTTAAGAAAGGAATACGTCAACGAGAGCCACAGAGTTCTAGGTGAAAAATCATCAGAGTCAACAGTTCTTAGAGCTTCCCAGTTCTTTGGTTCCGTTAGCGAAGCAGCAGTTCATATCGACGCAGATAAACTTGCTTCAGAGCTAGAAAAGCACGCTAAAGACCTTTCTGACCCAGAAACTTCTAAAGGTGGAAGATCTGCTCTTGGATACGGAGACAGATCAGATAACACAGATCAGGCATACGAACTAGCTAAACTGCTAAGAAGCAAAGGACTAGTTAAAGGGGCAGAAGAAGAGACTTTCCTCCGTGAGGACGGAACGCTTAGAGCTTCGTACAGTCCCGAGTTTATGATCGCATGGACTAAGACCGCAGAAGACGCTAAAGAAGGGGACCTTCCTCTTTATTTCTGGGTTGACTTCAAAGGAAGCAAGATCGATGGACTATATGCAGCTAAGAGACTAATGACCAATGCAAAGAGACCTGCTAACTGGCCTAAGTGGAAAGAGATAGTCGGAGACACTGACGAGGAAGACGTAAAGGATTTTGCAGACTGGTACACCAGCTACTATTCTAACTTTGGAGGAATCGACGGAGACACACTAGCTGCTCTTGCTAAGAGTCTTTTCTCCCACAACAGAGAACAGGAAGAAGAAAATGCTAAGACCTACGATAGACTCTACTCTCACTTTGGGACAAAGGGATATAAAGCCAACTACATTTCTGCTGAAGGAATGGAAGCTATAAAAGCTGCAGCGATGAGAGGATCTCAGATGGAAGAGAAGATTCAGGATTTAACCGAATCCGATTTTGGTCTGCTTGCTAACCTGATTGCATTTAACTCTACCACTTTTACTTATGATAAGAAGAAGGACAAATTCGTTCCTGTTCTTCAAGTTCTAATGGATGAAGTTCTGACCGACTCTGAACTTAAAAAATTAGAGTCAGAAGAGGTTCTAGCTTCTTCTGAAGCATCTGGAGACCTTGTTGCAATCTTGGACAAAAAACAGGGAATTAGAAAGGCTAACAAACAAGATTCTGGATCTAAAGAAGGAAGAAACAAGAGTGTTTTTGAACAGAACTTAAAAAGAGCAAAAGAAGTTCACCTTCCGGCAGTCGAAAGACAGATTGCAAGAATGAACGCTAAGACTTCAGATGATCTTTCTAGAGGGGAATCCAAGGGAATTTACGTAGTTCCAGGAGAATAATAGATTTTTTAAGAATAAGGAAACCCCCGGACATCGGGGGTTTTTTGTGGAACTTTCTAACCGTATATTTGTAAAATGTCTAACATGTTAGTAATCTTTGAAGGTGCTCGAAACTCTGGTAAAACATATCTTGCTCAGAAAGCTTCCGACCACAACAACATCCCACTTTATAAATTTGAGTTTGTTAAATGGTTTAACGAACTTAAGCTAGAAGACACATCTAGAGAATCTCATCTATTTGCTCTTGGAAAAGAACTTCAACTTCTTCAAGCAAATAGAGATGGCATACTCCAACCAATTATTCTAGACCGAGGCTTTTTGACTGTTCTAGTTTGGGGCGTTCTCTCCAAGAGAATTGACTTTGAAGAAGCAATAGACGAACTGAACAAGATAATCTCCTCTGGGCTACTCAAGAACTGCAAAGTGTTTTATGTTCATGGGGACAATCCAAACAAGTCGGACAGAAATAAAGACAACTGGGATTTTCGAGACAACACCTCAGATGAAAAGTATCTGTATGATAAGTTCATCAAACACATTTTAGAAACTTATCCCTCGTTCAATAATTTTTCTATCTACTCATTCGAAAACAAATTCGACGAGACTTCTATAATTACAGAACTATAATATATGTGTGGAATCCTATTAACGCTTGACGGTTCTGAGACCAGTCTAAATTCAATTAAACATAGAGGAATAGAAAGAACAGTGGTCGAGAAGTCCGGCGTGTTTCTGTGTCACCACAGACTCCCTATTCAGACCTCAGACGGGGACGACTGGAACCAACCCAAGGAGATCTCTCCCGGGATCTATTTAATGTTCAACGGAGAGATCTTCAACTACGACAGATCTGCCTATTCTTCGGATACTGATTATCTCTGCAATCTATTCAGAATGTACAAAGGAGGATCTTTTGAGATGTTCTGTGCAATGTTTGTTCCTCACGTTCAGACTTGGGACGGATTCTGGGCTATCGTTATCTATGATTCCAACACAGGAGACATTATCTGCTTTACTGATCCACTGGGCAAAAAACCCCTCTACTACAGCGAGAAGGGTGAAATATCATCTGAGATAAAGTCTCTGGCCTACAACCAAAGTCCTATTGATCGGGTTTTTATCTCTGAGGTTAAAAAGTGGGGATATAATACAGACAACAGAACACCTTACACTGACGTTAAGAGGTTCCTGCCTAACACAATCTATTCCTACAATCTCCAGAGTCCAGACTTTAAGTCCACCTTTCCTGAATACTATAAGTTATGGAACTACCCAATTACCGAGCTAGTTGGAAAATCCTATGAAGACCACATGGAGTGGCTCTGGGCGAAGATGATCGAGTCTGTTAAGAACAGGTTGATCTCTAAAAATTATCCAATCTCTCTTCTGATTTCAGGCGGACTGGATTCCTCTATCATTGCAGCTATCCTGGAAGGAACCGATTCTGACGTCACCTGGTACAGCATCGAAAACGGAGAATCTGAATTTGTTAATCTTCTAGCTGATAAGTTTGATAAGAAGGTTAATTTCCTCCAGTACGAGATGGATGAGAATCTAAATCAAGAGATCTACCAGTACTGGAACGAAACCCCAATCGATTTAGGCTCCGTTGTTCCCCAGTACCATTTGTTCAAGGCTATCAAGCAGAACAGCGACCACCGGATAGTTCTTTCTGGAGACGGAGCAGACGAGTTGTTCGGTGGATATAAGAGAATCCACGAGTATGACTCACAAGGATCCGATGTCTTTGAAGAGCTAAGCTTCTACCATCTTCCTAGACTGGATAAGATGTCCATGGCCCACACTTTGGAGCTTAGAAATCCCTTCTTGAATTTAGAGATAGTAACGTTTGCCCTTCATCTTCCTCTAGAATGGAGAAAAGACAAAAAGATTCTAAAAGACACTTTTGGACCTCTTCTTCCTGACGAGATCGTCAACAGAAAGAAAGCCCCTCTCAAGAATCCAGGGATCAAAGAAGACAAGCTAGCATATAGATACAAAGCGATAGATCTGTTCCTAGGGGAAAGATAAAAAAAATCTACAGAAGATATATAGAGAAAATAATTATTCTAAATGTCTCAAATTATTAAAAAATTCTCAGATTTCCAAAGCACGAATGAAGATTTTTCACTATCTTCTCTTATAGGTTCTGCAGGTGAAGGACTAGTTGATGTTGCAAAAGGCAAGCTAACCGAGTATCTCTATGGGTATTTTGGTGTAAAACCAGAATCACTGCTAGGAACTATCCTAACCAACTTTGTTGAACAAGTTGATATTGCTGAATATCCTCAGTTCATCTCTGGTGAAATAAGTGTCAGAGATATGGCTCCTAAGCTAGCAGATGCAACTATCGAGACTATTTCTGAAATGGGGATAGATGGAATTGCTACCAGATTCAAAGTAGAAGATAAGAACGGCTGGATCTATAGAACACTGAAAGAGATGCTTTCAAATCAAACCAGACAGGCAGATCTAAGAAAAACCCTAGTTGAGCTTTGGACCTGGGTCCTTGGTGGATCTTCTTCTGGATCTCAGAGTGCATTTCCGAATACTATGGGAAAGAATCCTCTGTCGGTAACCCCACAAGAAGCACAAAAACTAGCTTCTAATCCTGCAGTTCAAAGAGCAGCAGATAAATCAAATACAAATCCAATGGATCTAATTAGCAACCTTCTAGGGGGAACCCAAGGAAGAGGAATGGTTGGATAATAAAACAATTAAACTATGAACTTAGAAGACGTTTCAAAAAGAGAAGTACTAGACTTTAAACAATTTAGAGCTAGAGTAATGGACGATACCTTTAAATATCTAGCACCCGATGTTCAGGATCCTTTGAGCGGTGATAAGACTGGTCTACACACTATCAAAAGAGAACCAGCTTACGACTGGGTAGGGTATGCAAATGCAATCTGGAGTCCAGATCAGGCAGGTATTACTATTCCGGGAAATGGAGCAGGTGGAAACAGAGACTACACTACTGCAGACGGTCTAACCTCTGCCCAAATGCCTAATAGCGTGTTTAATATGGACGCTAGTGAGTCTGAGTCTTTTGATGCTGAGGGATTCTCAGTTGTTAGACTAAAAGACTTTTAATTTTTAATCGGGATCAATTTCCTGAATAAATCTTTCCTTAGCTATTTTAAAAATCTCCGAGCTTTTATCAAAGTCCTCGGAGATTTCTATGATTGTGCAGGGGAACTTAGTCCCGTCTTGAATTCCCATCGAAACCAGAGTTTCGTGGAGGATAAACTCGTAAGACATTGAATATTTACTGTTCAGGATGGATATCCCCTTTAGAACTACCCCTCTTCGAACCTCCTCTCCTATTTTGATCCCTGTCTTCCTCCACCAGTAAGGAAAAACTTCGTCTGTCGACATGTTTCTAAAGATGGTAATTCCACTCTCCTGCGAACTTTCGGGAACTTCTAGATTATACATCTTAATTCTTCCCTCCATCTGCTTCCAGAGATTTATCCCTAGATCTGCATACTTATATAAAACTTTAAGAGAATTTTCTATGATTGATCTAACCTCTTCTTCTTCCTCCCCCGACATCTTATTCTTCCTATAGAAAGAAAGAATCTCCTCGTCCTCCTCTGTAATAAATAGTTCCTTATATCCGTCCATGGTCCAGTTCTTGTGGAAGTAATCTAGATCCTTGATCATGGAGAATATCTTCTTCGTGGGGGAATAGACATTATTTTTTTTGATCTCCTCGTTGATAGATTTCAGGAAGTCTAGCAGAATATAGTACTTGTGTTCTGCGTCTATTGGAGACTTGAGAAACCAAATTTGACTGATATCTTTCATAGTCTTAATTTAGTTATTTTAGGTTCTCTATATATTCTCAGCCGCTAATTTCTACTGGATCCCCTTCCTTGTTTTACTTCTACCGTCGATGATATATAGATAAAAAGTATCCAATCGACATGGCAAGGGTAGACGACTATAACACTTATTTAAGCGGAAAGACTAAAAATTTTTCTAACGAGCACTATTTTATCTGTGATCTCAAGTACACTGATATTATTGTAAAGGGGAATCCGCCCGAGATTATGAACGTGGATGATGCTAAATGTGAGGTTGAATACGAGGCAGCTGTGACCAGGAACAAAGCAGGAATTGACGGTGTTGATTTCCAGATTCATAGAATAGAACTTGAAATTGACGTTGACGATTATCCGAACGACAAAAAGACTTTTGAATTTGAAATCGAAACGGGTGTAAATATAGATCCTGCTATGGTGATTGTCGAAAAACTAGACTACATTATTCCTACATATCCAAAAAGAATCACCATCGACATGAGAAAATCCATGGAGGTGAGAGACTTTAAAGTCGTTGTCGAGTTTGGAAGAGACGAGTACTATGAAAGCTAATTTTATCTCCGACTATTGGAACTACTCCTACTCGATCAACGAGGGAAACTCCTATAAGAAGGATCTTGGAATTATTGGACCTTTTAGTGACTGGGGCTACAAGATTAAGACGTCTTGCCCTGGAGCTGGAGGTGAAACAACCGACCAGAACATCATCGTTTCTGGGCTGGACGAGGACGCAGATGATTTAACACTTAAGTACATCTACGGAGACGGAAAAGAATCCGATCCCGTTTCTTTTCCTAAAAGCTCTTTTGATGTTTCCGGAAGTTCACATTCCCCTATTCTCCAGACTAGAAAAAATATCAGATGGTGGGACAACGAGGAAAACCAGCAGTGCCTGGATGATCTATTGGATTCTTTTGTTGAGTCTAAGGATTTTTCTCTCCCGCAGGAGCAGTCCGTCGAGGGGGATATTCTCTCTGTAATCGAAATTCTTGGCATTGATACCACTGTTACTAAAGTTGAAAAAAAGAAGGACAACCACTGGATAGCGTATCTAGAGGATGGATCAGAAATTGAGTTGAAGAAGAAGGACGGAGAAGACTTTCTCAAAAATCTAAAGATCTATCTAAACTCTGGGTCATCTTCCCCACAGGTGGAAATCTACAGGGACAAACCCGGCTTCGAAACCATCTTTAATACCCCGCAAGGAAGATTCTCTAGGAAGACTGGAAAGATAACAGATCTGGTAAAAGATCCAATCCATAAATACTTATTCCACAGCAGTCTCGAAAGAGACCCAGCCCTCTACCAGGAACCGGTGGTGAATTATCTCAATTCAATTTTAAAGAACCACGACTGGAGACCAAAATCGACCAAGCACGTGGAGACCGTTTCGGATAGCGAAAAAGAGATAAGTCGGATCAAGAAGATGCTGATGAACACTCTAACTGAGGAAGTTTTAGATGAGATGTATGCTAAAGCTAGAGAAAAATACACAACGGGATCTACTGATCCCCGAAACTAATTCCATTCTTTCTTCTAGAAGATTAAATTCTAGTCTTATTATTTTAACCCTTGGAAAGGAAACATTATTCTTGTCCCGTGTATAATATAGGAACCCAACATCCGAATGTTGAAATTAATAAGCAGTATATTTAAAAAGAAAAATAAAATGAACTTTGCAGAAAAAACTCTGGAAGAACTTGAGACTGAGCTAAAAAATTCAGATTTTCAGTGGATAAAAGGCGAACAAGCTGGTATGGTAGAAAAATACGACAGCGTTGTAGAATCAGGAGGAATGAAGTTTGTTTACTTCCAAGGAGGAGGAAGAATGAATGTTGAACTTCTTTCTGAATTTATGGATCTTTTCCCAGCTACCCCTGTAGAATTTGGAATTTCTCATCCACCTACCCCTAAGAAAGCACAAGATAAAAGGGGATCAGTTAACTCTGTAGACTACGGTAACTCAGTTCAAGTAGGTGTAGAAGAATCTCCGATATATAAGCTACTAAAAAAGCAAAAACCAAACTGGGTCAATGTTAACATTAGTCTGAAGCTAAATCTACCAACAAAGTCTCTTTACAACGTCCTTGTGACCTCTTTTGAAGATGCAGAGACAGAAATAGCAAGCTATGTGACAGAAGGAGTTGAGATTGAAGACATTAGAAATGCAATCGCAGAATCCATTAAAACTTCTTTCTACGAGACCAAAAAGACCAGTTCAGTTAAGACAGTTAAAAAAGAAGAAATAGAACAAGATGAACTTTCCGAAGACTAAGACCCTCCACGAAACAGAGAGCTTCCAATTCCTCGACTGCGGGGGAATGGTTGGAATTAAACCACTATTCACCAACGTAGTAGTAATGCCTTTCACCTCAGACGACCAGGGTTTACCCCTAGCAGTTGGTGTGTTAAAGGAGCCAAATCCATTTAGAGAAGATGGACATCACATCAGCCTAGTAACCGGAACGACGGACGACGAGGACGGGGATCTACTTTCTACTGCTCAGAGAGAGTTATACGAAGAGACTGGATTTAACGTTCCTGATATTGCTAAATGGTACTATCTTGGATCTGTTACATCTTCTAAGTTTGTTGATCACGAGCAGCCCTGTTTTGCAGTTGATGTTACTGGAATTCCAAAGGAAGATCCAAAGACAGACGGAAGTCCAATGGAGCAAGCAGCTGAATTTAAATTCATTCACGCAAACGACGTTATCAAGGAAAAAGATATTTTTATCCCTGGTCTTTTTCTAAAACTATTTAAATATGTTCTAGGAATGGACATTCAAACCACCTCTCCTGACTTTGAATTTGGATCGACTCAGGGAGATAACACACAAGCATAAGAAAGATGTCAAGTTTATCGAGAAGGAATAGAAGGGAGTATGCCAAACAAATGGGGCTACTTGATAAAAAGGAGAATTACAATCAGATGGTGGGAAGATACCAAAGGTCTAACCAAGCAGGTGAACATCTTCACACCCATTATCTACAGGAGCTAAAAAACTATCAAATTGAGGGAGAATCAGTTTCCCCTGAAACGACCCAAAATTCACAAGAAGAAGACGGGATAGAAATAAATCCATTTGGGTTCCTCGGAAAAAAATAACAAATCAACTAGCAAATTTCATCTAATGAATTCAAATAATGCAGGAAGATTTGCAAGAGATTAAATTTTTTCTAGCGGAATGCTCTCTAAAAGAAGCAAAGAAGAAGTCCTCTACAGAGGAAGACCTATTTGTTGTCGACATTGGAAAAATTATTAAAGACCTTGGATACGACACAGGAAGTCTGTCTAGAGAATCTGAGTTTGTAATAAACTACTCAGTTCAGAAGAAAATTACCCAAGGAATATATAGTACGAAGTGTAGCGGAATCTTGGTGGTTCATAAGAACATCTCCGAGTCTTTTGTTGAAAATTTAGAACATTTTCTAGAAGACCTAAGGGGTGAAATTTCTTATACCATCCAGTCTCTATAAAAATCGTACTATAAAAAATGGCATCAACAAACCAGCCTACACAGCAGGGACCGAGTTTATCAACGAATAACCCTACCGCTGCGGATAGATTTCCGGGATCTAATGGCAGGATAAACACGGGCAACAACACAACTCTCCTCCAGAACTCCACCAAGGAGATGGTCGAGAAGAGGTATAACTCCGGTAGAGTTAAACCTTATGCTGGCCCTACTGCTAGATCTTTATTCTATAATGCAGCCATCTACGATTACAACAATGCTAAATATGGACAGTATCTGTTCTACTCGATAGTTGGAAATCAGGACCCTAATTTTTACGAGAACTACTATCTTTCGGAGAGAACTGAATATAATTCTAAGGTATCAGAGGTTAATTCAATCTCGGGTGCATCTAGAAATCCCAGCGCTGGATTCTTGGTTAGACAGACTCAGGCAAATTTAGGGGTAGCAAATCAGAGGAAGAACAACATCTTCAGCTTTTTGTTTGGCCCTGGGGATCACGGATCCTATATCACAGGAGGTGCATCTGCTCCATACTATTGGAGGGATTTTATCTACTGTAAATACTACGGGCACATTCCGAACAACTATATGATCACTCTCAGAAGATTTCCTTCCCCGATGAGGGACAATCTGTCTGTTCCTGAAAAAATTAAGAACACCGATTCATTTAAGGTTAAAGGTGCAGGTAGACCTGTTGCTCAAGCCGTTACTTGGTGGGGAGGAAATACAGGAAACACCCTAGACTCCATTATCGGATTTAGCACTGGCATGGAATGGACCTCATTTACTCAAGACTCCCTTAAACCCCAAGAAGGATTTAATAAGGGACTCTTTAAGAACCAACTTGGGGATGTAATCAACAGTTTATTTGGTCTAGGCGGAAATGTTGGGGAAAATGGGTTCGACGCAATTCAGAAGGCGGTAGATCTTGCTGCTGCTGCTTCGGACAGCGGGTTTCAGGAGAGCACCGCAGCAAGAAGAAATTCCGCACTGAGAGACAAGGCAGTTGAAGCGGGTGGACCACTCTCGGACTTTATCTGGGTTTCTGTCGACACCGTTGATAAGGCACTTCTTAGGGGGAAAGGACTTAACGGAATGTACAAGGAATTTCCGGTGGTTTTTCACTACGAACTGACCTCTGTCGGTGAAGTTAATACGAAAGCTGCTATGGTGGATATTCTAGGAAATCTGCTAGCTCTTTGCACTAACTACGGAAACTTCTTGACCCCGGAAATTAGATATAACAACGGATTTCCTGCTGTCAATTTTCCGGGTGGAGAAGAAGGCCTGGCTAGATTTTATGCTGATCCGGTCGAGTGGGTTAAGACGCTGATCAAATATGCAGTTGACCCAAACCAGTCTACTAACGGAGACCCTACAGCAGAGGCAATAGTTGGAACCTTAAATTCGGTCACCAGAGCCAGAGATTTCTTAGCTCAGACAGCTAATCAGCTGAATGATAAGACACTAAAAGATCTTGCTTCGGATCTTGGAAACAGCAGCCAGGTAAACAATATCCTTCTATATTCTCTAACCGAAACCTTCGTTAAGGACCTAGTTCTCCCGATGTCTGTCCTCACTGGTGCACCTACCGGAGAGTGGCATTTGGTCGTTGGGAACCCCTGCAACCCAATTGCAATGATGGGTAATTTAGTCTGTAAGGACCTTAGTATTTCTTTCGGAGACACATTGGGTCCAGACGATTTCCCAACAGAGATAACTGCAACCATTACCCTCCAGCAAGCGAGGGAGAGAGAAAGAGGAGAAATCGAATCTATGTTTAATAGAGGAGAAGGAAGGCTCTACCAGTCTGTTGCACCTGTATACTCAAACTCTCAGTCTGTTGGAGCATTCGGAACTACTCAAGGTCAAGTTATTACTACTGATGCTAACGACACAACCACCGCAATAGGAAACTTCTACGGTCCAGAAAACCTATTTAATCAACAGCAGCCAGGAGCTGAACCTCAATAACAATTAGATCATGATAGAAATAGATACACTTTCGAGAAATAAAAATATTTTCAACCCCAATAGGGATCTAATGGATCAGGGGGTTGGGATCTGGGACCTAACTAGATCTTCTGTTAGTTTTTCCCGGATCAACCTAAAGATAAGTAAATTCTACACGGTTACAGAGGAGGCCCAGATGAGACCCGATCTAATCTGTCTCCAGGCATATGGAAACCTGACCAACGTTGGGTCTCTAATGAAGATAAATTCATATTCCAACCCTTTTGCAATCAGTGAAGGAATGCTTTTTGCTATTCCCGTTCAGGATAGGCTGGACGCAGCGTTTGACCAGAAGAGAAAATTAATCTCTCAAAACAACACTTCAACCAACCCTAATACTGCATTTAGGAGATCCCAGGAAAATAAAGCCTTCCAGGTTAGTGATTCCAGGAAAAAATTTGTCGAAGCACAGGCCCAAGCTAAAAATCCAATTCCTCAGGCTCTCCCTCCTAATATTCTTCAACAGGGAGAGGTTCAAGTTCTGAAGACACCTCAGGTTATTGCTCTTGGTCCTAGCGTCAGTTCAGCTGGTCCTAATCCTAACGGTTTACCTTTATAATAAATTATGGCAGCGGAGTCGATCATAATTAGGAACTACGCTAAAACGGGAATCGTTGTCGATGAACTTGCTATTGCAAATAGAACCGGGAACGTAGATTCTCCGGACATGTTTTTGCGGGATGCAGACGAAAAGGAGGCTGGATACTTTAAACCTATCATCTACATCAATGGATATTTCGTAAACAAGTTCTTAATGGACTTTAGTCTTGATCTGAATGAAATTCTGCCTGTCGTGAGCTTTAAGTTCTATACGGGGAGTGCTACATTTCTGACCGTCAGTTATCCAAAAGATGGTGATATTGCTTCTATATACATTAGATCCAACGTGAATGTTTATAAGCCCATTAGAATGGATTTTAATATTCTTAGCGTGGACTCTAATGTTTCTAGTACCTCAGAGGGAGACATGATTATTTTCTCTGTCTTAGGTGAGTGTAGAGTTCCTGGGTTCTATTCCGAGGTCTGTAAAGCTTACAGAGACAAGACCTCTTATGATACTCTTTTTCAAGTCTCTCAAGATTTAGATCTAGGGTTTGCAACCAACGACCCAAGTCTGAATGACACGATGACTTGGATCTGCCCAAATCTCTCCTACTATAATTTTATTAAGGACGTGTCGCTTAGCTCTTATAAGGACGACAGAAGCTTCTATGGTGTATGGATTGACGCCTATTATAATCTAAACTTTGTTAATATCAATAATCAGCTGGAAGCCAAAGATGTGGCCCAGACGGTGAAAGTTCAGGTTGGAGCTGGTAAGGGAGCAGCCAACGACACACTTTTTCCTGGGATTGAACTCCAAGCAACTGACCTTCCCCTTTTAGTTACCAATGCTACTTATTACGCAGGGTATCCTTTTTATATTAACGGATATACCCTAATCAGCGAGGCAGGAAACACCACAAATCAGATGGGGTATATCCAAGTTGTTCAATTTTACGACGAAAACACAGAGTATAAGGAGTCTGCAGCTGTCAAGAGCGTTTCTTATTCGATCCAGGCAACTACCACAGAAGATGTACAGGAAAATATGGTTCTTCAAAGAGGAAGAGCTTCTGAGAAGGAATATCTAAAAGAAATTAGGAAAAAATGGATGGGAATTCTAGATTCTGGACCAGAAGGACAGGTTCACCCGAACTACCTTCAGGCTAGAGTTCAAAACCCGCTTAACCTTTCCGACGTTACCAAATTTACCCTCCAGGTAGAGACTACTTCCTACTTTGCTGGATTCTATCGGGGACAGTGCGTTCCTGTTGCAATTTATACGACCCAAAAAGGTCCTAGGATGGAGAACACAGGAATTTCCAATGATCAAAAATCCCAACACAGCGCAGGGATGGTGTTAGACCAATTCCTATCCGGAAACTACGTCTTGATGGGATATACAATCGGATGGGACACTTCTAGAGGATTTTATCAAATTCTCAATCTCTGCAAGAGAGAATGGTTTCTTAACAGTGCAGGCAATCTTCCGAAGGCGTTTCCAATTAACGTGGTTACAAATACGGTTAATACAAATAACGGATAAATATAACAAAAGCCCATGGGAATTCAAGCAACAGATAGAAACAGATCCTTATTTTTAAAAGGATTTAATCTCTCCAGATCCGGAGCAAACGAGGATCCAACCTACCTTGGGTTTAAATTTGTGTTCGATTTCGGGTCTCTCCCAGTTAATCTGGAAAATGGATGGGCTCCTAGTCCTCTACTTAGAGTCCCCAACTACACAACAACCGATGGAGCTGCCAATATGCCTCAGAATATGTTTGGCCAGCCCCAGTATGGGTTTACTTCAACCAATGTTGTCTATTATTCTGCCTATAATTATCTTCTGCAGAGAGACGGATCTTATTTAAAAGGAAATGCCCTTAAGAGAGCAAACGCTCTTAGACAGTTTCAAATTCTTCTTCAGGACATCAACAACAATTCACCCTGGTTTTTCCAGTCTGTCGAAGGACTCAGCGATCTTGAGAAGCTTAATATATCTGGATTTCAAACCGAGCCAGGAAAAGACTCCTATAATTCTGCTAGAACTGCAGGCAAGAAGCTGACTGTTAATTGTTTAGAATCTCTGAACTTGAGAATGACTGCTCTTGCTAATCTCTACAATCAAGCAATGTTTGATGCAGACAATATGAGATGGTTGGTTCCTAGGAATTTGAGAAAATTCACGATGTGGATCTATGTCACAGAGATTAGAAATTTCTTTAAAACAACCAGACTCACTGGATCATCTGCAGCAGTTTCTGCTTTGGACGATCTGACTTCACTAATTACTTCTGATCGAAATCCAGGAGGATCTATAGCAAACACACCTCCGGGGGAAAGACAGCCTGCAGGAGCAGGGAATGCTTTTAATTCCTTCACGAGGGGAGTCTTATCCCAGTCTGGGCTAATGAACGACATAGACGCTTTTAGAAATCAACAGGACCAAAGTGGAATTAAACCGGTTCTGATCTATGAGTGTCAGCAGTGCGAATTTGATTTTTCTAAGTCTTCTCCATTTTCGACCATCGACGCTGGATTAGACCCGGATGCAGCAAAAGTCTCTTTTGACATCCACGTGGGAAAGGTGAGAATGAAGACCCAGTTTCCAAACATTAGAACGGACGGAAACTATCTTGTTCTTGGCGACTCTTACGACCAAAACAGAAGTACGGTTCAGATTTATAACGACACTTTAGACCTAGAAACTATAGTTAGCCTAGGAAGAGAAGCCTTGACGAATATTACCTCCCAGGCAATCAGCGATCTGATCAACGAAGGAATAGCCCAATACATAACTCCAGCTTTCGGGGGGATCAGTCAAAGCATGCTGGGAAACATCTACAGTTTTAATCCAGCCCAGCTGGCAAGGCTGACTAATCAAGGGGGACAGTTTGGATTTTTTAACGCTCAGAATTTCCTCAACGGAGCAGCTCAGACGGGGATTGACAACGTGTTTGCCGGAAATCTACCTACTCCCCAGAGCACTGGACAGGGTGGACCGCCAGAGAGACTATACCCAACAATCCAGACAGACAAGGATGTTTATCCTACTGTTCCTGGGCCAGATCTAGGGGTTCCTGGTAGAGTCTATCCGATGTCGAAGAGCGACGAATACTTAAATGTTCCTGGCTCAGACCTAGGTGTTCCTGGAAGAGTTTATCCTCTTCCTACTGGAGACGAATATCCAACCTCACCTGGATCTGATCTTGGAGTTCCTGATAGAGTTTACCCTCTTCCTACTGGAGACGAATATCCAACCTCACCTGGATCCGATCTCGGAGTTCCGGATAGGATTTATCCTGCTCCGGGCGGGGATGAATACGCAGATGTTCCAGGCAGAGATCTTGGTGTCCCTGATAGAGCATATCCAGGTTTTAGAATCGACGAATACGCTTCAGTTCCTGGAGGAGATTTGGGGGTTCCTGACAGAGCTTATCCAATCCCTGGAGGAAAAGTCTATCCCGATAACATGTCTTCCTCTTTTTCAGAGAGAAACATCGGTCAGGTATATTCTCCGGAGTCACCGATTGTTGCAGGAAACGAACTCCGATCTCCGTCCAACACCTTCGATACCCCTCCGGCCCCAGTATATAGTGCTACCTCTCCTAACTACAGAAGAGGAGATATCGGAAGAGAATATCCTCCAACCACGGGGGACTTTATTCCTATGGCACCCGTAGATCTTGGAAACACAAAGGGTCCAGATACATTTAACATAAGTCTAGGAACTAAAAATGGTCCTATCCCCGGAGCAGTTCCTCTAGCAGGGACAGACTCGATAGGAGCAGAAAGCGGGGTAATAGTTCCCTAATACGTAATTATGAGCAACCCTCACGTCCATCTTGGAGAAATAGTAGATATAAACGACCCTTTAAAACAGGGAAGAGCGAGAGTTAGAGTCTTTGGATTTTTTGAAGATTTAGAAATTGAAGATATCCCCTGGGCCGAGCAGATCTCGGGTCTTTCTTTTTCCTCCTCCCGTGGGAATGGAAACATAAGCGTTCCGAGAGTTGGAGCCGTTGTTAACGTTCAGTTCGATGGTTCTAACTACTACAAGGTCTTCTATGAATTTGAAAAGGAGACTTCTCCTGATTTGTTGGCTGAAATTTCAGACTCTTATGAAGGAGCACAATCTCTAATGTACGACACGGAAGCCCAGCCGGGTCTTCTTAAACTTATCTACACCAGAAAAAAAGGACTAATTCTTGGACTAGGAGATGCTACTGTTCAACTCGACACCCAGGACGGAGGTCAACTGAGAGTTGTAATCCAGATGGGAAGGGACCAGATCAGAATGGAGAACAATAAAGTTATAGTCAACTCCAATAACATTGAGCTAGGGGAGAATGCGGTGGAGGCAGTTATTAAAGGAAACACCTTCCAGGCCTACTTCAATTCCCACACCCATATTGGAAATTTAGGTGCACCCACCAGCCCACCAGTCGTACCATCAACACCTAATCATCTATCGACGGTTAGTAAAACCCGATAATCCAACATGGCAGTTCTTCCTAATAAGATACTAACGGAACAAAAGATAGCAGAATTTATAGATCAAGCCAACACAAATGCTAAAAATATAGTTGGGGATTCTAAATTTACTATCCCGGATCCATCTCTTCCTGGGACAGGTCTGTTGATTAAACTCTGGATTAGACAGGCAGAAAAAGGATTTTCCTCCTATCTCGTTCCTGTTTTAGCTATTAAAGATGTGCTGAACAACCCTCTCGAGATTCCGGGAAAGATCGGGGACATTAGTGGATTTATCGAAAACCCTCTCCAGACTCTGCTTGACGAAACGGTCAACAACCAGGTTGCTTCTGATTTTTTTCTCCCTCTAAGGCTAATTTTAAATGGTAAATCCTCTGCAGATTTTGGGAGACTGAAGGATTTGGTAGATAGAGCAGATTCTGAAAGATCTTCTCCTGCTGCGGACACAAGACCTAAATTCCCTTATGTGCTAGGAAAAATCGGAGCGGCTCCTTCAGCTGGAGAATACACGATCAATACTGCAGATCCAGAAACATCTACCTCTCTTTCAATCAGTCTCCAAGACTATAATGGGGACTCCACCGGATCTTCGTTCTCCTCACTTGTCCAAGGGGACATAATTAGCCTAGATCAGGATGGAATATCTCAGTCCTGGGTTATCAAGTCCATAATCGTCAACTCTGGCTACTACACTTTTGGGGTCGTTCCGCAGAACGAAACTAGAGCTCAGGGGATTTTTGCAGTTCAAGAGAAGACCGTATATTTTCAGACAACTCCAAATCCTATAACTGCAGGTGCTAAGGCTCTACTTGCCCTCCTAACCGACGGCAGCGGGAAGATAAAATTCCCAATAACAATTTCCCTGTCGGATCTACTTCCTATAGTTGGACTGCCTGCAATTGGATTTCCATTGAACCTAATTTCTCTAGAAATTGGGGATTTTAACGCTCTTCCCAAGGACAGCGCTCTTGCCAAAAAGATAAAAGAGCTGGAGGAAAAAAGTGGATGGAACTTCCAGACGGATGTCTTGGACAAGATATTCAAAGGGAAATATCCAAAGCTAGACTATCCTAAAGATCCAAACCAGCCGAAGTCCGAAAAACTAAAAGCCAGAGAGGAACTACTTGCGCTAGCAAAATTCGTTCAGATATTATTTACTAGTCCTGGTGATTTTTTAAAGATCATTGGAAACTATTTGAAACTTCTCCTACTCCCACTCCAAATCGTAGTCGGAACAATCACTGCACTTTTTAGCGCAGTGATAGAAAACCCATTGAGAATCTTTAGTCTGATTTCAAAATTTTTGACAGATCCTATCGGAGCTCTCGGGGATTTAATAGCAGATGCCATCCTATCTACAATTCGCCCCTATATAGAGCCAACCTTAACTGCTGCAGGAATTTCCTGGGAAGATGCCACAAGCGAAAGAATAAACGGCAATTTGACGGGGAGGGGACTTCGCCCTCTGGTCAGTGATCTTGTGATTGGAAGATTTAAGTGTAGAGGAATCAAGGGAACAGGAAACGGAACAATATCACAGACGTCCCCTACACCAGGAGCAACCGGAGCTGAGTCCTCTATTCAATTTACCAACTACAGCTATGTCGTTAAATATGACGGAACCCCTCCTCAGGAAGGTGAGGTTTCTCTAAACAATTTAGATCTTAATAAAGTCAACGTCATTAAAATAAGCTCTTTGGATGCAGATGTCAATTCTACCCTCTCGAATTTAGTTGAACTCGTTCCTGGATCTGAGATCTCTATCCCTAAAGATGGCGGGACCTGGGTCTATTCTGTAAATCAAAGAATCTCTCCGACCGGTAATCTTTCTTACTTTGATTATCAAGTCTCTCTAGTCTATGGGCCAGGACAAGATTCTCCAACCGGAATAGCAGACCAAATCCAAAGCTCAAGTTCTCCCGTCAACGGAAGAAACAGAGCAGTCCTTTCCCCTGGTGCAAATCTTGCAAACTTTCAATTTACCTCATCTGATCCATTTCTTCAGTGTCTAATAGACAATTATCTCCCTATCAAGATTATAGCAATCTGGGAAAGCGTCAAGGGAATTCTGGGGGTTATCCTGGGATTTGTTGCAACCATTCCTTTTCTTATAGGAGCTGTCTTTGAGTCCATATTTAGCTCTCCTAATTTCAGCAACCCACTTGCTCCAATTCTGGATAATCTAGTTAATTCTGACGGAACCCCTCTGGATCGGATCTTCGACCCGGCTCTATCAGCTTCTGTCCTAGATTCACTGGACTCGTTGACTGCAGTAAATGGGATAGATCAAATTTTTAAGAGAACTTCAGATAACACATCTCTAAAAAAGGTTTTTCCCGCACTAGTTACCGATACAAAATACAGAGGAAATATAGTAATTGGACCTATCTCGACGGTAGAACTTGGAAAAAGAATCAAAGTTCTCCTTTCTCTTGCTAAATTAGAAGCAACTACAACAAATGATCAGGGGGAACTTCTAGTTAATTTTTCTGCAGCAACCACTAACGTTTCTCAAAAGACAGTTACCGTTGAATTCTTTGATGGAACAAAGGAAACTGTTTCTCTTACCGACTTTAATAAATATAGAATCTCCCAACAAATTGGTGCTCCTATAGAGGAAGGAATCACTGGACTTCGGTATCTCCAAGACATCAAGGGACAAATAGAAATAGCAGTTGCACTTTTGAAAGCACAAATCATATTGTAAAAGATATATACAAGAATTCACCTTTTTAAACAACAAATATAATGGAAAAAATCTCTTTAGAAAAAGAAGAAAAAGAAACCTTTAACTGGGACATTCCCAGTGGACTGACCGTAAACAGAAAGATCGAAACACCAGGACACACTAAAATCTATTCCCACGAGGGATATGCTTCTGCCTTGTATGCTCTCTATCGTGGAGCTAACCCTGCTACCTTTAGCTCGTCTAAAGATCTAGAAGATGGGGAAATCTACAAATGTAGAATTACGACAGTTAGCGAAAATACTGCTCTTGGACACACCGAGACTGGCCAGACCATCTTTATTGATCTAAAGAAAGAGAGAAAAGATGCAATTAGATTAAACATCCAAGGTCTCGACTTCTCAGTTTCTAGTGAAATTGAAGCTATAGTTAGAGACATCAACGGAACTTACCATGGTTCAGTTGTTGAGTGTTATGTTCATAGTTTGAAGGCAGAATTTTTTGACCAAATTAAGAAGTGTTCTGTTGCATATCCTGCTAAAATTGAATCTGTTAATAAAGGTGGATTCCTAGTAGATATTTCTGGAGTTAAATGCTTTATGCCTGGTTCTCTTGCAGCAGCAAATAAAATTACAGACTTCGAATCTTACTTAGGAAAAACCCTCTATGTGATGATCGATGGCTATGTTCAGGTTAAAGATATTTTCGTAGTTTCCTATAAGAAGTATTTGAATCACATCATGAATTCTAAAATTCAAGAGCTAGATCTTACCAAGAAATACAAAGGTTCTGTTACCGGATCTTCTTCGTTTGGGCTGTTTGTTGAATGGGAAGACATCTACACCGGACTAATTCACAAGACAGAATTTGAAAATCAAATTGTTCAAGGATTTAATCCTGGGGACGAGATTGAATTCTACGTGAAAGAAGTTAAGGAAGACAACAAATTGACCTTGACTTTTGGAGCTCCTGTGGAGAAGACGGTTAAGATCTACGAGATTAAAGAGGCAATTGACAATGGAACTATCGAAGCTATGGCTGCGATTATTAAATACAAGAGAAAAAACGGATGTCTAGTTGAAGTTCCCGAAACAGGAATGATGGCGATGATTCCACAAGAAAAAGTAACCGAAGATCTTAAAAATGCTAAACCTGGAGACAGGATTGGAATTTTGATCTACGAAGTAGACCCAGTAATGGGAAAAATATTCGCTAAACCTGTAAATGTCTAACGACCTAAATCACTTTGATAAGCTCCATGCTTTAAACGCATCGGTCATTGGATTTGAATTCGAATTCTTTTCCAACATGGTCCGTGGCAGAATCGTGGAGTCTCTATCTAAGCTTTTAGGAAAGAAGGTAGTTTTATCTTCTAGATATCATTCTAAAATTCCAGTTACCCAAGACACATTCAAACTTGAACCGGATTATTCTGGAGGAAGTAAAATGAATGAACTTATAACTGGACCAATGCCATATGCGGAAGCAATGCCCGTCTTGATTAAAGTTCTCAGATGGATAGACGAAAATGGTTGGACAAACGATAAGTGTGCTTTTCAGTTCTCGATTAGCTTCGATAAAATGAGAAAGGACGTCGTCACCAGAATGGAACATCTAGACAGACTTCAGTTTATTCTGGGACTAGACGAAGGTGTAATTTATTCTAAGTTTGGAAACAGAACAAACACCGTCTATGCAAAATCAATCAAAAAAGTTACTCCGAGAAATAGATTTACCTCAATAGAGAATTTAACAACTATTGATCCTAAGATCTTTAAACTACCGGACGATAAGTACTACGGAGCCAACTTTACTAAATTAAAAGACGGCTATATTGAGATCAGATATCTAGGTGGAAGAGATTACCAGAAGAAGATAACTCAGATTAGAGAAATTATCGACTATGTGGTTATCCACCTCTACAATATTCTTAGCGGAAGAGCTAGCTACACCCAGAAAGATCTTGATTCTCTGAAACAGATGATGAGGGAATATTCTAAAGTCGTGAAGAGTTTCTCTGATCCCAGAGCCTTTTTTATGCACTACCCAGATCTTCATTTGTTAGTTGATCTTAAAGGATTTGAGGAGAATATCAAGTCTTACTTTCCTATGATTAGAGACAAAGTTTTTGATCTAATCGTAGACGGAGGAGTTAGACACGGATTTTTTAACTATGACACATCCACTGGAAGATTTCAGTTGAAGAATTCTAGGATCCGAGACGCTGCTGCTGTTACAGATTTAGATCTTCTAGACTGCGACATTAAGGGATCTAGAGTTTTAAACTGCAACCTCTATTCTTGTAAAGCTAAAAACTGCCAGGTTGAGGACTCCCAACTTCTCACAGGAAATACCGTTTCCAATTCTAAAGTTAAAAATACATCTGCGGATTATTCAAACCATATGGAAGATTGCTATATAGACTGTGCAGGAAAGATTGTTGATTGCGACATCACCGGTGGGGTTATTAGAAAAGCAGACCTAGGAAGAAATGCTAAAGTCAGCGACGAGACCGAAAAAGTGAAAGACTTTGAAGATATCAGAGCGCAGAGATTTATTTCCGATTCAAGACTAAAAGACGTCAACGTGCACTTCCAGCCTCAGAAATTTAGAGATCAAAACTGGAAATATAAAAAACTATATTAACCATGACCGAAGCGGAACTAATCCAAGAAATTAAAGACGACCTATCGGCGTCTTGTTCACTTCCATATAACCTTAACGATCAAGAGATCACTAGGATTATCAATAGGGCAAAAGCCTGGATGTACGACAACTATCAGTATGCGGTAGAGCAGAGATTCTTTGTTCTAGGATCTACTCTTTTTACTAGCCCAGAATTCCTAAGAACTAGACAGATTCAGCTTCCTGCTAAAATCGTCACAGTTTTTGACGTTAGAGAAGCAAACAATCCTGGGGTTTCAGGAAACCCAGATAGAGACTTTGGTAGCTCTAAGCTTCTTGGTTCTGAACTTCTGCTTTCACCTTTTATGGGGGACAACTTAGTTTATAGAACCGTTATGTATTCTTATTTTGATCTTGCAAAAGCATATCTTCTAGAAACTTTTGCTTTTAGATGGAACAAGAACACTAAAAAATTAACCATCTTGGGTAGAAATCCTGCGGGATCCCCTAATAACGTTGGAACGGGCCCGAATAACTATGTTAGATCTGTAGCAGTTAGCTGCTTCGTTGCGATCGAAGATTCTGAACTTTTTGACGATGAGCTATTCTCCAGATACTGCAGGGCAAAAGCTAAACAACAGCTAGCGAGAGTAATCAGTGCATTTAACTATAATCTTCCGGGTGGAGTCCAGGTTAATTCTGGAGATCTAAAAGCCATGGGAGACGTTGAAATGCAAGAAGTAATGGACATGATCAACGGAGAAAACACTCCATCTTACTTCCTTCAGTGGAACTAATCTTTTTTATTTTCCCAGCCTTTTTATGTTGGATATATATTGGGAATTAATAGTTCCCGATGATAGAAATTTACAACAGAGATCCAGGAGATTTTGGTTACAAAGAAGGCATTATCGAAACGACAGATCCAATCGAGATCTGCATCGGACAGATAAAAATGCTTCTTTTGACTAATAAAGGAGAAGTCCTTGGGGATCCTAACTTTGGGATCAGTTTAGACGAGCTAGTCTTTAATCTAGAGCTATCAGAGAACTCCATCAGAAGGGAAATCGACTTTCAAATCAACAGCTATTGCACACTTTTTTACGAATTGGGTGGATATTTCAAGCTTGAATTCTACCAGGGAACCCTGAGAGATATAGCAAATCTTTATTTTTTTATCCCCGGATATTCGAATCTGAGCCCGGCAATATCACTACAAGTAACATAATCCATAGGAATGAATAATATTTTCCAGAAAAATAATATCTTAATTAGGGGTCTACTCAACACGACCTACAACTTCTTGCAGAAGACCTACAACCAGAGCAGAAACGTTTTTACCACAGCTTCTGCGTGGGGACAGATTCTATTTGTGCTGGAGAATCTCTCTCAGTTGATCCTTTATTTCATCGAGGACTCGATTACAGAGTTGAATATCTATGAAGCCACCAGAGACTACTCAGTTAGGAGTTTGGCTAGAATTGCCGGATACGATCCTGCAAGAGCGATGGCAGCTCAAGGAGAGGTTGCAGTGTCTTGGAATCTTAAGACGGCAGACGTTGGTGGTGGTGCAGTTATCATCCAAGAGAATACTAGAATTCAGTGCGAGCAGAATGGACTTGCCTATACCCTAATGATTAATGGACCAAGAGTTAAAGTTGCTCTTACCAGGGGAACAGCCTTTAAATTTAAGACTATCCAAGGGGCTTTTAGCACAACTACCTTTACTGGGACAGGTAATGCACTTCAGAGTTTTAACGTCCCTGTAAAGGGAGGGGTTTTTCTAGATCAATTCAACGTTAAAGTCTCGATCAACGACAGCAAATGGAAGCAATACTCTTCCTTATATGACATTCCTCTAGAGGGGCAGGGCTATTTAGTTATGTCTGGAATTAACGAGGGAATAGATATCTACTTCGGAAATTCAAACTTCGGAAAAGTACCCCCTCCTGGTTCGTTCATTAAGGTCGAATATCTCCAGACCTCAGGGTCTCTGGGTAATTTGAGATCGACTGCTACCTCTAAAATTACTTATAAATTTTTAGATCAAGGAACGGATTTATTCGGAAAGGCGGTCAATTTGAACGACTACCTTCAGATAGTGAACACTGTTGACCCTTCTTTCGGAGCAGACGAGGAACCAATAGCAATTACCAGATTAGCAGCACCAAAAACCAGCAGAGCGTTTGTCTTTGCTAATGCTGCAAACTATGAAATATACCTGCAGAAATTTAATATCTTTTCTCAGATCCAAGCATTTTCCACTTTTGATGACGAGTATCTAGATGACGATAATGTTGTTTATCTCTATCTAGTTCCGGATGTAACTATTGGACTTACTTCGAACGAGGATTATTTTAGCATTCCCGTTTCTTCTTTCCTGCTAACTTCAGCCCAGAAATTAGCCATTCTAAATTTACTTGAAGATTCAGGATCTATGATAGCAATGACTGTTGTTAAAATTATAGAACCTAGAATTTCTAGATATGTTGGAAATGCAATCATTACAACATTTGAAGGATTTGATCCTGAGATTATCAAAGACAAAATCCAGTCAACGATTTCCACCTACTTTATCAACTTGAAGAGGAGAGATAAAATTCCAAGATCTGACATGATCGCTCTGATTGAATCTGTCCCTGGGGTAGATTCTGTTTCTTTCTACTTTGTTGGACAAGAGAATGAAGCATATCATGCTACTATAGATTCTCTTCCAAACACTAGCGTTTCTGAACTGAACACTAACATTGGATTCGATGAGTTTGGTGACATCATCATCGGAAGAGGAGAACTTGTGGTTATCCGAGGAGGATGGAATGACAGATACGGATCCTTCTACGAAGTTGGAATCGTCCCTGGTAAACCCTCTGCACTGAATATTTCCATCAAGGGAATAGTTCCTGTTACCTACCTTTCTGAACTTGGAGCTGAAACTAAAGCCCAGTTAATAGCTGCAAATAAATAAGAAGAAATGGCACTAGATTATTCTCCATATTTTCCGGACAAAGGGAAAAACGCTTATACGAATACCCCGGTTATTTCGTCTTCTAATTCTACTTCTAGTAGCCCGAATGGAATAAAGTATAAGAACTACACGACCAATTTTGACACTATAACAGACCTTTATCCAACTTCCGGTCAGGCTGAGACCAGATCTTATAATTTGGGATGTTCCGGATACAGAACTGTTTTAATCTCCTCTAATGGAACTTATCAGTATGCTCCGTGCCAGACATCTGCCGAGTATACAACAATTATGGCGGGAATTCCAAAAGGGGATATGCCAAGAAGATACTACCTCTTTGATCAGACTGAAAATGTATTTGACGTTAAGGACTCAATCAACGATAACGCTTTCACTGGATTCAACTACAGGGAACAAATTTTTCCTAGAACCTTATCTAATCTAATCTACGCAGATCCTGATAAAATCCCAATCCTAGACAAATACCAGAGGGTCGTATTCGCACTGATTGAATCTGTTAAACAGATTCGAAATTATTTTAACTACACGGTTCCTTTTAATAACAGAAGAGTTTTCTAAAGATGGCAAATTTACACCTAAGGTTTTTTGACAAGCAAGGAGACCCTCTAAATTTCGCATATGTTGGGCCGACCGGATCTGTTAATCTAGATACCAGCTATTTATACTATTCCACAAATACCGGATCTTCTCCAGCGGAGGGATATATTTCTTTTGCGGATATCGACAATGGCCTAGTCTATCTAAATACAATTGATCGAACTAGAGGAAATCTCATTCCGTGGGCTCAAGAGGTTCTCAACGACATCATAGAAGGAGCAACCATTAGAGTTAATCTAGCGGTCTATCCTGCCAGCGATCTAAGTTTTAGGGTCACAAATGTTGGAATCTCGGGATCCGTCATTACCCTGACCGTGGATAAGATCCTTGGGTCCACCATCATTTCAAACCAAAACGATATAAATTTATCGACCGAATACACAAATTTACCAGGAGGGTATTTTTATGGCGAGATATATTTTGACCCGATCTCTGCTGGACTCTACGAAAACCAACAGATCTTTATCGTCCAGGAGTTTGTCGTTGGATCTACCGGTGAACTTGGTTACCCTCACACTAGTGCAACCGGGCCAACTGCAGGAAATCAGTTGTGGAGAACCAGATGGGCTAACGACACATACGGAAACACAGACGTTTCCGAGATCATCTTCACCTATCAGATTGTTCAGAACGACCCGGACATTTCAGGGGATCCGTCAATTATTAACTATCAGAATATTGCAATTCCTGTTGGAGGAACCTCAGCCGATTTTTATTCTATTGCTTATCCCGGGTATGTCCAAACACCTTCAGTAGATTCCTCTGCCCTTTCCATCAATGTTGCTCTAAATGCTCCTGATGTTGCGGCGGAAGTCTATGAGAGAAGACTTGTTGTTGAGGATATAACATCGGGAACACCAGAGAAGATTGTAGAAATTTTATTCTATGGGCAGATCGTAGGAGAAGATTCCCGTCTGGACGTCCTGACCGCAAACTTAGGCCGGGCATTCTACCAGATAGATTCTACTATCCTTAGAGGGCACGATCCATATGAACCTCTACCCAACTGGATAGAGATTAACGAGAAGAGAAAGGAGCTAATGATTGCTGGGGAGGAAATTTTCCCATACATTGGAGCATATAAAGGACTAATTGGAGCACTCCAGCTCTTTGGGTACCAAGATCTAAGAATTAAGGAATACTGGCTGAATCTAAATTATCAGAAGATAAAGGTTAGTCCCCTGTTAGAAAATCAAATGTTTTTGAACAAGTACGACCAGAGTTTCATGGTCAATCAATCTATCCAGATTGCAGATGTTCTAGACAACGAAAACAGCGGAAAGTATAGGCTTGAACAGACATACGGCCCGGATTCTGATGGAAATTATGTTCTAAACGTTTCGGGGGAAGACACCTTAATTCCAAGTAAAACTTACAAGAAGACTTCTCTGTTTGGACTTTATTATGACCTGAATAAGTCGACTGCTCTGGAGGATGAATATGGATACCCAATTACCGAGGAAGCCTTTATCTTTAGCCAAGAGGAAATCCTGGTAAAACTATTTGCTCTAAAGCAGAGACTTAAGTTGACATATCTTCCATTGAATGCAAGAATTGTCGATATTACCGGAGAAGGAGTTTATTTTGAAGTCTATAACACTAGATCGTGGACTGACACGATGGAGAGGAACGACATTGATTCTGGATTTAATCTGGACATCAAAGCAAATCCTCCTCAGGGATACATTGAAGATTTAAGAGCTTTTGGAATTAGAACATACCCTAATTCTATTCAAGCTCCTATGAACTACTATGATGTTATTAACTATAACGTCAGCATCGTAGGTCCTACCGGGAATGCATTTACTTTTTCTGGAGCTACCGGGCAAACTGACACATTCCAAAGTGTTCCTGGGTACAATCCAGTCATCATTCTAGAAAAAGGCAAGACGTATAACTTTACTGTCGTTACGACAGGATATGATTTCTATCTTACTACCCAGTCATCGTTGGCTCAAGTTGATCCTTTAGGTGTTACTAACAATGGTGCAACAGGAGGAACTGGTGGCCCAGTTACAATCAATGTCAATCCTCAGGAGCAGACCGTAATTTACTACTATTCCAGCGTAAATCCGGGTAATCTTAATGGATCTATTACGATAGTAAATTCTCCAAACTCAGACCTAGGAAACGTTTCCCTCCCTCTTACTAATCTGCAGAACTACACGGCAGATCAGAATTCAGCGATGCTGGACTCGATTGCTAATTTCTACTATCTGAAAGAGAACGGAAAAATAAAATCTTTAGGAGATGGAACGTCAGATCCTGTCGACTATATTGAGCCTGCAACGGGTCTTCCTTATCAAAATCCAATCGGAATGCCAGTAGTCCTAGAGACTATCTTGGACATTTGGGTTTGGGATGAAATGGGGGTTAGTTGGAATTCTTTAAAACTACCTGATTTTAAAATTGGGGATCTGGTTAATGTTAAAACCTATCAAGACCCCTCTGGTCCTTTCTATGGACCAACTGGACCAACCGGAACTACTGGTGGAGTTGGCGCACAGATCATAGGAACAACCGGATCTTACACAGATCAAATTTACCAGGTTAGACTTTCGTCGGATCTTTCTACAACCTATTTAACGGCAAACCTTCTAACTTCTACAATCCAGGATCTACAGCTTCTGAACTGGGAAAATATAGATTTTTCCACCTACAACGAGGTTGAATGGATTATAGAAAAAACTGCAACCCAGCCAGGAACCTCATACTACTTCCAGAAGAGAGGGTATATCATGGACTACTATAGGTTGGCCCATTTTCTCCCTTACGTTGGAGAATATATGGTCACCTGCAATGTCTACGACTCGTTTAACTTCAAGAACAATATCATCAAGAATTCCCTTGTCAAGGTGGATCCAATTCAGCTTGAAATTGATGCATGGACTAGATATAGGCAGAATGAATACTATTCCTGGAACCAGACGATCAGAGACTGGGATTCCTACGAGTCTATCTGGGAATATCCAGCAGAAGGAAAAACTTACAGCGAATTGACCGCAAATCTCCCACCAGAGATCCTTCAGCTTTCGACCTACGGAAACAATGTTCAGGGAACTGCAGACATGCTGGTAAAAGTTCCAATCTCTCCACAGGGAGCTTCTGGTAATATAGTTCTTCAGCAGAATTTTTACACTATTGAAAAGGCATATTCACTCTGGATTCCCTCCCTTCCGGGAAGTCCTACTAGTAATCAGTATGGATTTGTTCAAGTAATAACTAGTCAGACCCATGGATTTGTTGAGGGATCTATTATCTTCATCACCGGATCATCACCACAGATAAACGGAGCTTGGGAGGTAACTATTCTTCCTGGAGCAACTGGGAATTCTTTCCAGATACCAATCGTTCTCGAACCGGGGAGTGGAATAGTTTCAGGAAGTACCGGTTATATCCCGGGAGCAACCGCTACTTATGTGAATCCATCTTATTGGACTAATCAGGAAGTTACCGGGGGTGGAGAAATTGATATCCTAGTGAATGGAAGATCTGTAGGAGCAACCTCCGCAGGAGCAAGCCTACAGTCTACAGTCAACTCGATAGTTCAAGTGGTAAATTCTGTTTATACCCAGCCGGACTATCTTGCTGGATGTACCGGCCCTAATTCTATTCCTGCAACACTTAATATCCTAGCAAATACAGATTCAGGAAACATCGGAAATGGAGACGTCCTAACTGCGGTTGTGACTGGATCCCTACAGGTTATTTCTGCTAGCCCTTCTCTTTCTGGAGGGGCAACCTCAGGGAGCCAGTATATTTCTTGGAACGAAAACTACGGAAGTTTCCCTGACGAGAATTTAAGATATTGGGGATATACCAATCTAAATTGGGATTCGATACCAACCTCAACTTGGGAGGAAGCATATGCTCACGGATGGTATGATTTTGAGTATGAGAACGGGTGGCTTGGAGGATTTGAAATCCACAGCATCAAGGTTGGAGACAACATTAAAGTTAGCACAGGAAACGAGACTTATCCTTTCCCCGTCGGAGTTACTTTTTCTGCAACCGGATCTGTTAGCCCTTCTGGATACCTGACTCTAGCATCAGCAGTATCTGAGTTGAACAGTTCAACAGAACCTCACATTTCTAATTTCCACTATCAGGTCTATCCGTATGGAGCAGGAAATCTTTCTGCTGGGACTGGACCGATCGAGACCTCTTTTACCTTCTTTGGAGCAACTGCAGGGGGATATTCTTCCCCGCCAACTGTTCCTGGAGCACCACCACCGTTGATAGTTTCCTTCACATATGCAACTGGACCTTAATTTAATTTTTGAATAGATGGCAGAGAGTTTACAAATATACCAATACCAGTCCGTAAATTTTACAGACACCAGCTCAGGAGCAGCACCTTTGACTAGATCCTGGTCTTTTTCCGGCGGATCCCCTTCTACTGGAACTGGAATCACTGCAGCAGTTTTCTACAACGTCCCTGGAGACTATACAGTTTCCCTGACTGAAACCGATGCTTACGGAACGACCTCTACTTTAATAAAAAGCGATTTGATCCAGGTCTCTCCGACCACATTGGCGGCGGGAATCTCTGGTCCTTCCCCTTCTTCTGTAAAGATGAACGAGGGATATAGTCTTCAAGACTCCACAGTCGGAACCCCGTTCCCCCCAACCTCTTGGACCTGGACTCTCCCTTATGGAAGATCCGCAACCACACAAAATGTTGGGGTTACCGGATATGCAGATTGGAACACTTTAACCGGAGGATATACAGGGGCTCCTGGATCTTCTTATACCGCAAATATTTCCCTTTCTGTTTCGAACGCATATCTTTCAAGTTCTGCATCTACTGCTGTCTCTGTCCAGAAGTTAGGACCTTCCGAACAGCTCTACCTCAATGCAACCGGACCTTCCAGTCCTAATTTTGTAACTGGACTTTCCGGAGGAATTGTTACTAATGGGGGAATCCCTGTCGGAGTCGATTTCTTTGGGTATTCCTCCTCCGATCTAATCGTTAGACTGAACTATCTTCTTAGAGGAGCTTCTAATAAAACAAATCTCTACTTTCACTCTGACACAGAGACCGCGACTGTGGTTATGTATACTGGACTGTGGAGCTCATCGTACAACGACGTCATCGGGGGATTCTTGATGGTTCAAGGTCCCGTATATTCCACCTATTCTTATCTAACCCCGAACGATGCTATAAATTTGGGACTTTATATCACAGAAGGTCAAACTGCAGAGTTCTTCCTTGGAGATTCGACCGGGGTAGGACTCCTGCTGGATCTATACACCAACTATAACTATAGTGCCGACCTACTTACCTACCTCGTGGGCAATCCATACAAGATTGCACACAGCGGGAATCTTCAGTATGATAACACACAGAATCCAATCCCTATGACTTTCGTAGAAACAGGCGGGGGATCCAATTCTAATCCTGCGGTTTACTCTTCTGCTTATCTCCAGAACCTTAATCTTCCTTCCTTCCCAACTCCAGCCAATCCTGTCTATGAGATCTATGTTTCTGTGACAATGGGGGGAATTCCTTATGGAGCTACTGCTCCGATTGGAATTGCCGGAGCTACTGGAAATGATCCCTTAACTGCGGGCAACTTCTTTACCGCTCAGGACACTGTGAATGGATCCGGGTTTGTTAGCTTGCTTAATTCTGCTATCGATTCTACTATTCCCGGAGGAACTGGCAGCATTCAGTTTGTTGCAGATCCTATTTTCTCCTGTGGGTGGTCCAATCCGGTTGGATCTGGCTATAGCCCATCCGACTATTACGGGGTGGCCCTTCTGATCAAGAATGCAACTCTAGTTCAACTGGTTACCATCTCGGACAATTCTTCCACTATCACCGGGTACTATAGTGCCAATATGCCTCCATTAATGACCCCAATTGCACCTTTTACTGCTAACTATGGGAACATCCAAGGATCACTAGAAACTTGTTCGGGATTATTTTCGACTCCTCTGTCTATAAGTCCTGGGACGATCTACAACGTAATGAATTTTGGTGGAAGCATCGCAACTTAAGAATAAATAAAACTAAATGGCAAGTACAACAGGATATATCAACGGAGCAGCACTAGACGGATTCAATAATGTTTGGGCAGTAGGGAGGGATTTAACTAAATTTGATGGATCTACTTGGAGCTACTACGACTCCACCAATTCAGCTGTTCCCAGCAATATTCCATATTATCTAGATACCAGAAGCATCTCTATAGATGAGGACTCTGTAAAGTGGGTCGGATGTGCATACACTCCTTCTCTACCAACCCCTCTAGTCTTTAGTGCAGTTGGGCCTTTTGCTGCAACCGGTGCCAGCTGGACAGCCTTAGAAGTAACTGGAGCTACCGGACAGTCTCTGGACGTTCCTACAATCTATGCTTCTCCCTTTGGTGAGCAAGTTCTTGCCTTTGTTTCTCCTTTGAACGGCGGAGCTGGAACTGGACCAGCAGGAGTTTATGGTGTTACCGGTGGAAGTCTCTACGTTTTCGATAAGACCTACCTTACTTGGACAGAACCTGCGGAAGGATTCTCCTGGCCACACATCTATGACATTAAAGCTAAGGGAATTAAAGGTGTTACTTTTGACTACTATCTAGCGACCCAATATGGTGTCTATATTATTCCTGATGGAACCTTGAGACTCTCAACTTTAGAAGGAGGAGAGACCTACATTGACCAAGCTCAGATTTGGAACAGCAAGAACACTTCTCTTCCTTCTGATGTTATCTATTCTCTAGATTTTGATGAAAATGGAAATCTCTGGATAGGAACAGATGCTGGATTAGTCTACTGGGATCAAAATAAATTCTACGTCTGGGATACGACCAACCTTCCGTCTCTTGCAAACAACCAGATCACCTCCGTCCAGAGCAGACCTAACGGATATGTTTTCTTTGCAGCGGGAAATCCGAACACCACCTCTGGAACTGGTCTTTACCTGTTTAACGGGGACACACTAACAGTCTATAATACTTCGAACTCAAGTCTTCCTTCTGACGACGTTATCTCCATCATGCTCACCGAGATCAAATCTGTCAACGGAGGTCTGAAGATTTACCCTAATGATATTTTTGTTGCATCTGGAAACTATGCCGGTCTATTTGATTATGTTCTTCCTCACGTCTATGCATCTTCTAAATATGCAGGGACTACTGGATGGAACTTTGTCTACTATACTCCAACAACCGAGGAGCTTTCGACCGACGAGGCGGAACTTCCTAAGGCAAATAAATACAGCTGGACCTACCCATCTTGGAGAACTTACCAGAACGACTATCTTCAGTATAAGCACCCGGGATTAGATCCAAGAAACCTATTCTTAGAAGCAAATTTAAAGGCTATCGCAGACGGAAGAGCTGGAGAGCAGAACTATTGGAACCTGAGCGAAATCCCAGATTTTAATTCTATCCAGCTAACTCAGTCTCTTCAAAACTCTTCTTGGGTTGATGGAGTTACCGGCGGAGTTACAAAAACAACATCCGTCTCCTATATAGACGGCAAATACGCAATAGGGGGGTATACTAGTTTAGACACGGTCTACTTTGGTATGAGAAACAATTTAGATCCCCTAACTTTGACAAATCCCAACCCCACCCTTTCCAGCTACGCAAGATCTGGACAGAAGGTAGGATATGTTGCTTACTACAATCAAGCAGGACAGGTGCAGGATGTTCTCCCTATCAGAGGATATGAAACTGAGGTTTGGGATATTCAGACCTCTGTCGATCAAAAAACACTCTATGTGCTTGGAGCATATAATGGATATATTGAATCCGGCAAGCTAGTTTGGTCTTCTACCTATCCTGGTGCTGCCGGCATGACAGGAGGACCTACTGGAGGACCGATTGGATTCTCAAATATCCAAACCCCAGGAATCACGGGAAGCCCTTATTTATACCCTTGGATCTACGATGGAACTCAAACTATTCCAGCAACAGGACCGTATATTCCAGCAACAGGACCAATCGACACTTCAGCTCAAGGGATTTTCTTGATGGAGATAGAGAAGAACATAGGAAGCCAAACCTCCTATGGAGGTGTAGATTTTGGATCTACCGGGGATTTTCAATCATCTTACCGACTTAAGAAGTTTAGATCCTTCCCTGCAGCAAGTTCAACTTATAATCCAAATTCTTCCTCCTCTTCAATAGACACCCAATTCTACGAGAAGACCCTTTCTATGTCGGTTTCCAACTACGAAGTTGATGTCGTTGGAACTCTAAAGGGTGGTATTTCAACTTACAGCGACGGATGGCAGAGAGGTCTAGATAATCCTTCTACCTCGGAGTTTCTATTCTCATCTTGGAATTCTTCTTCTTACCTCAAGTCCGGATTCTGGATTTCCCTCGGGACTGAGTTCGAACTCCTTAAAGCTAAGGTTAGTTCCGGAACAGGAGGAAACGTCATCTTTAACTCTGTCCAGAAAGATCAGGGAACATTAACCTATCTAATTACTGGAACGTCGGACGCTTACGCATTTAACTTTCTTGGATCTGGAATAACAGGAGGAACTACCGGTTCTACTGGACCGTTGTATATGATAGCAAACTATGCTGGCGGACTATCCTCTTATAATTTCATCGAGACTAATTCTGCCCCAATCGATCCCGAGCAAGGAATCGATTCAGGTTACAGAAATGGAAAATATTACTGGGCTACCTTCTATTCAGGAACTGCTTCTTTTGGGTCCTATACAGCTTCAGAAAATCCAGACTACAATGGATATAGTGTTTTAACTGCTGAGTTAACCCCTTCCGAGTCGACACTTAAGTTGCACAGCAATAAGGTTCTACCCGTTGATCTGAATATTACGTCCATCGGTCTAGATGATATAGATGTTGGAAAAGCAGGCCAGAAGTACTACTCGATATTCACTGAGGGAGGAACCTCAGCAAACTACATCTGGAAGGTCAGCCCAAGCGGAGGACTTGACGGATCCATTGGAGTCCCCGGAACTGGCCACATGAGACTTGGGCTAGATCTGGAAGACAATCTTCTGATCGGAGGATACAGAATAGGGACTACTGGCCCCACTGCACTTCCAATCAATTCTTCTACTACTAATACATCCTTCACTGCACTTATCCCCCAGTATTTACC